GTTTTCGGTCAGGCCGTAGCCGCCGAAAACGATAGAGGAGTTGGAGCCGTTAAGCTCCACTTTGTACGCGCCCTGCTCCAGGATCAGGCCGTTAGGCAGTTTGCATCCTACAGTTACTGTTTCGGCCATGTTACACCCCGATCATGCTGGCAATGCCCAGCGGTTGACGAATGATTGCACCCCAGGTGCCACCGGATTTTTTCTGACGCCAGGAAGACTCTTCCACCACGACAGCGTGGGCGCGCATCTTCTCGGTGAATGCTGCATAAGCGGTGTCCTGCTCACCCAGGCGTTCAACAATCAGTTGCACAAGCTCACCGGCGTCGGTGCTGTATTCAACAGCGGTTTCGATACGCAGGTTCGGGAAGTTTTTCTTCAGCTGATCGGTGACGTTCACGTTATACATGTTCGTCTTGGTCAGGTTGACTTCCATTTCCGGAGACATGCCAAGCACCATGCGATCGGTACGCTCTACGAGGCCTTTGGTCTGAGAGACCAGCTGCTTATAGAGGCGGCCGGAGATATCGTCATATACGGCTTGCCCATCTTTCGACGCCCAGGTAATGCCGCCGCCGGAACCAGTCGCCGCCGGAGTAACCGGAGCGCTCAGAGACGGATCGTTGAGCATGCCGTAGTTTTCCAGACCGGCGATGCCGTAGAAGTAGGACTTGTTCTGGAACTTGTTCAGCACAAGCGCAGAGGCCACGTTGAGCTCAGCGGCATAGCCGATACGCCCGGCTCCGTACATGTCCAGCTCGCGCTCACCCCAGCGGGTGTGAGTCTGATAGTGGAACGACTGGCGTGGCACCCAGTTGACGTTGGCGGACGTCATGCCGTTGTTGTTGAAGTCGCCGTAAGCGCTGGTTTCACCAGTCGACTCGACGATCGGGAACTGCGAGGTCAGCGTAGTCCAGTCGCCTTTTTTCACTTCACCGATAATCTCTGCGGCCTTCATCGGCGTTACGAGAACGCGGATAAGTTCCGGATCGACGTAGTTAGTGAAGTAGGCCGGGATACCGGCGTTATTCGCAGTGACCATTTGCGGCTGGGCATCCATCGCCAGCGCGAAATTCTCCGCAAACTCCGGCTTCAGGTAGTCCTTTGCGCCGGGCAGCACAATGCCATATTTCCCGCTGGCTGCGGCGTAGTGTCGCTGAAATTCGTTCATTACTTGCTCCAGGTGCTGATTTTGACCAGCTCGCCAGCGTCACAATCGCTTGCGGCATAGAATGCGGTCTCGATAAAACCGGACACGGTTGCGCCGGCTGCGGCGACTTGCACCTCACCGGTGGTCAGGGATGCAAAAACCTTCTGCCCGCGGGTGGCAGCGGTTGACGTTTTGGCCCAGTAATCACCGGCAACCTTCAGGGTCACTTCACGACCGGGCTGGATAAGCATGGACGCTTGACCCAACCAAACGGTGATAGACGCCTGACCGTCACGATGGACAAAGCCAGACGGAACACCGCTACCGGCATTGGAAGCCACACCGTCAACAGCCCAGGCAAAGCGGCCTACAGTCAGGCCGTCCTCACCAGCAACCAGAGCGCCCTCGCCGGCCTGATAGGTCGCGTGAGGGTTGGTGCCAGCAAAGGCCCCTTCGACACCGGGGGCCGGATACTGGTTAATTCGTGTCTGAAAACCTGCCATGTTAACCTCGTTTCAGTTTGCCAGCGGTCGGGAATGCTTTTTCGAACTCACTGACGGAAGCGGAATCCTGCGCAATGACAGGGCGTGAATTTTCTTTCTGGCTGATCGCCATTTTGACCATCGCCGGATAAGCGGACGGGTGAACGCCGGAGATATCCACACCGCTCTGTTCAAGTGCAGTGCGATAGACATCTTCAGCTGAGTCCATGGCAACGACGTCGCCGATCAGCGGGCGGACAACCTGCTCTGCTTCACGGATTTTCCGGAAGTTTTCCGCAGCCTTTTTAGTTGCGCTGTCGGCTGCCAGACGAATCGCAGAGTCCATCGCTGTTTTGGAGACTTTGTCGTCTTCTTCATCGTCTTCATCTTCGGCGGTTTTCTTCTTGTCCTTGTCTTCTTCGTCGTCCTCATCGTCCGCCGTTTTTTTCTTATCCTCGTCGTCGTCTTCGTCGTCGGCGGTTTTCTTTTCTTCTTCGTCTTTCTTTTCGGCCTCATCAAGAGCCAGAAGAGCTTTGCGGACTTCTGCCTCCAGATCTGCATCCTGCGCCAGAAGTGGCTTAAGGGTGGCGCGGATCGCCGCTACCTTATGTTTACGCATGTGATTAAGCTCCGGTGGTAATGAATCTGCGACCAGTACATCTGGCCCTGCGCGGCCGTCAGGGACCAGCGCTTCGTGGTTTCCGAAAATGTCACGCATAACGCCGTCATAAGGCTCGCCGTCAGGGGTAACACCCGGGGTCATGTCTGCGACGTACTTGTACGATGCAGATAGCTCTCGCTGCTCTCCGCTCTCAATTCCAGCAATCGCGCTGTTATCCCAGATCGACATACCAACCGTGAGATACGTGCCGTCAAACTCCGCATTGGAGTGCGTCACGCCAACACGAAATTCATTGGGCGGGTCGGTGGGAAAATCGGGGATGTGCTTGCTGAGCACGGGGATGTTATTGAAGGTTTTGGCTGCTTTCCGGAGCTCGTCCGGGTGGCGCCAAAGCCGGTAAAGTTTGTTGGGTTCAAGCCCAAGCTCTTCGCTTCTTGGTATCTCGCGTCCGTAATATCCGTTGACGTTTGCCTTACTGATATTCGTTCGTGAAATCTGAAGGCGGCCATTTGCGTCGATGGTGCGCACAGAGGCGCGATCGAAAGCTAAGCACTCTGTGGGGTTCATTGCTCAATCCTGTTTTGAAAGCCCTGGAATGACAGCCTCCCAGGTGCAACGACAATTTGGTAATTCGCCTGGCATGATGTGCTCGCCATCAATGAGCATCCCCTCCGAGAGCTCGAAAAGCCTGCCATTAGCTTTCACATGGGACTGGCGAGGCTTCTTACCTGCATGGGAGTGCTTCCATATACCCTGGGTAATGCCTAGCGCCTGCTGTCGCGCAGACTGAACGACTGAGGTGGCCTTGTTGTTCTGATCTCGGGCAATGAACGCCGCACGCCGCCGGGTAATCCCGTATCGCTTCTGGAGTTCATCGGTGAGATAGGACATGTCGCGCCCACGCGCTACCGACCGCATAACCAGCCCTTCCACCTCGGTGAAATACTTTTCGGGGATGGATCGGATAAGGCCGACATTCTCGGCGATGGTCGCCTGAAGAGCGTTATTCATCTGCGAGGTCATCTTGAACTCGACAGTAAACCCCGCATCTTTGAAGGCTGTGGCCAGTGAAGCATCCGCGTTTTTCATGGCGTCGTTAGCGAACCTGTCGGCCAGCTTTTGCGCCATGTCATCAAACCGCCGCGTCCAGCGCTTAGACAGTTTATGCATGGCATTCCGCATCATCACTGCAGGTGATGCATCCATGGCGACAGCCGCGCCGCTGGCCCGATAGTTTGCCGACAGCCAGTAGACAACAGATGCCTGCATTTCCTGCACCTGCTTATCAAGCTGTCTGCGGTACCATGCTTCGACGCCAGCGTTAGGCCTGATAGGCCGGATAGTTTTTGGCTTTTTCTTTCCGGTCATCAGGAATTCCTATATTGGCTTAAACTCCTCTCCATCCAGACGAATAACCTTGATGGGTAGCGGAGTATCTTTCAGCTTTTGCAAGTCGCCATTTTCGGGGTTGTATTTAATGGAAAGATGAGCGCGATATTCTGGGTATGAATGTTCTGCACCAGAGGCCTTCAGCTCCGCAAAACGCTTTTGCAGGTCAGGGCTTTCAAGATGCATAACCAAGGCTCGCCAAGGCTCCTTGCCCATAATTTCGATATCGCCACTAATTTGTGCCTCATAAACCCTAACAGGGTCAGCATCTACCGTGATTGGCTTGTTGCGTGAGTACATGAGCGTTACATGCATGTCACTCGGGGCGATTAAATTATTTATGCCAAGAGATTCAAGGTGCGAATATATGGCAGACGCCGTTTCTGCATCGGGCTTAACACTTGCATACCCATTCATCTGATTCGAGTCATTAGCTGTCACGGTGGGCTCTTCCTCTTCGTCGTAGTCGTCTTCGATTTCGAGGTCATCATTCAGGTCCAGAGAGTGATAGGGCGAGTCCGGGTCACCGGCAATTTTTTCACGGACTTCGTTGCCAGAGAGCACGCTGGCGGCCACATAGACAGCGTCCGTGTCAGCGTCTACTTTGCGAATTTCCGCCCGCTCTTTAGCGCTCATTTCGTACAGCGGCTCAAAGTCGAAGGTTATGCCATCGTCAATGTCGCCGAACTCAGAGAGCTGAATGATGTCCATCACGCGCTTCAGGTTGTCTTTAAAAACAGACTGCTGCAGGGCGTGAATGTAGTCGTAGAAAACGCGGATTTCGCCGTCAGACGTTGCGTTAAGGCCATTTGGAGTAATTCCCAGCAGCTTGACGAGCGGGATGCTCGAAACCGCAGACATTTGCTCCTGCGACTGTGCCTGCAGGGCATCCAGACCGTTAAGCGGGGCGTTAACGAACTCAACCGTTTCTGGCTGGGTAGGGTTGTTGTCTTTAGCGAATGCGCCACGGTTATCGCGGCATCGGTTGAAGACATCAAGCCTTGCCAGAAGACTATCTGCCACACCGCCCTGCAGAATCGTGCTCATATTTGTTCCGATTACCGGAACTGAGAACGAGTGAATCATGTCGCTGACGCTGTCGCGGGTGCGAAGCCAGTTATTCACGTAAGGCTCGGCAATCTGCGAGAGAGACAGTCCGCGGAAGTTATACGATGCTTTCAGCAGATCCGGCACCTGCCGCGAGACGAAATCAATCATCCGGCTTGCATGTACGGTCCGGCCCATGACAAACCACTGCGTCGGCTTGTAGAAATCCGGGCTCAGCGGGTTGTCGGAGTTATAAATTCCCGGGTAGGTCCAGATGGGCTCAATGACCCTGAGCCCCTGCAGACTTCCTTTCGTGATTTTCTTGTCGCTCATGAAGAGCTTCGATTGCAGCTCGTTGTCGTCCATCCATGCGGAGACTCCCCGCGGTGAACGAACGTCGATGTAAATCTGGCCTCCGCCGAAGTAACCGTCATGCTCTGCGGCTTCTTTAAAGCGCTCGCGCACCTTAAACCGCTTCATGGCCTCTTCGAGCTGTTTTACCCGATCCGCCTTGTCTTCATCGCCGACAGTTTTGAGCTTTATCCATTTGCGGGTCATTTCTTCCGCGATGGTGCCGACCATCTTGCGATATTCAGGCTTCTGCGCCAGAGTGGCCAGGTACGGGTAGCCGGGGAAGCTATCAAAGTCGCCGTAGCCGTAACCGCCATACGCAGCATTGAGATCATCGTAAGGCGTGGAGTCCATTGCCAGAATGGCGCTTTTGATAGCCTCGGGGATCACCCCTTTCGGCGGTTCGTAGCGCTGAAACTCTCTTTTCGGTAATGCACGGACTTCGGCCACGGCCTCTGGTCTGATCCCGACCTTCGGTGCTTCAGGTTCTTTTGCCGGCTCAGGCGCGGCGACTTCTTTCTTTTTAAACCACCACACTTAAATTCTCCTGAGTTGATTCGGGTCGATAACCATCGGCTGCGGGCCGGAAATCAGGTTGTCGTCGATTGCGTCCATCCAGGTATCGAGGATGTCGTCGTTGTCGTGACTGTCATCAGCGGAGAAAGCAGCGCATTCCGTCATCGCCGTCAGCACCCACTCCGTTGAGCCTGCGATCGTGCCGTCCTCGTAGAAGATGCTGGAAAGCTTCTGTCCGTCGTCGGTGTGCGTCGCGGGGACAAACACTTTCCCGGTTTTGATTTGGGGGATGACGTTAAGGCAGCGAACAAGCTTGTTCTGCCCGGTACCGCGCGGAATTTCCCTCACCGGGATGGCGAGTTGTCCGGGGGTCTGGCTACGTTTTTTCAGCGTGGTGATGAGGCCCTGTCCGGCTTGCTTCTCTTCAATTGCCATGTGGCGGAGCGGCATAATCCGCATGGAGCCAGAGAGGCGCCACTTTTCCCAAACCTCTTCCGCTTTCTTCAGGAGGTCTTCCGGGTCCCACCGACCGCGAACGACGTCGATGATGTAAAGATTCCCGTCCACGCCCATGCCAGCCAGCGTAAACACGGTGTAATCCAGCCAGTCCTCTACCTTGCCGCTGTTCGTATCGACGTACACAGCACGATGCGTGAGCTTCGGCAGCGTGGTGTACGTTCTGAACCAGCTTGTGTCGATGATCCCGCCAGTCAGCGCCATCGGGTTTTGCTGGTATTGCGACAGGAAGGTATAGCGATCCTTTTCCCACAACTGCAGGAGGTCGTTGACGTCTTCCATCTGCGGCCAGTAAGACCAGTAGCGAACGCCACCCACGACCACCGAATCGGTATCTTTGACCGTCTCCCAGCAGAGGGAGTGCCATGGCTCATCGAGTGACTGGATGTACTTCTCGTCGATCATGGCCGGTATGGCGACATGGTGAAAAGGCACGCCCATTCCGCCGGCAAGCATGAAGCCCGTTGCGTCGTCGGTGTGCAGACGCTGCTGGATGCTTACAAATGGCGTCGGGTGCTCTTTCGACTTATCGCCGCGACGTGAACGGATGGTGTTTACCAGCAGCGTATTCGCGCTTTTGCGTCGTGACTCGCTGAGCATGTCCACCGGTTTGTTGTAGTCGTCCAGCATCACCATGCCGGAGAACTCAGGTCCGTAATAGCCACCACGACCACCGGTGATCTGCCCGTTGCTTGAACGAGATACCGTTTGCCCTATTGAGCGCCCTCTCTCGTCCTTTATCTCCCACTCTTCCGCCTGGTTGACACCAAACGAGCAGGGCCAGAATTCCTGGTATTCGCGGCTGGCGATAATGTCGCGGGTGCGCCGGCTGTTACGCTTTACCAGCGTGTCAGCAAAAGAGATATTCAGGTTGCGAAAGCGTTTAAGCCGCTTCTCCTGCACCAGTGCGTTGACATACGCCGGAAAGTGAATGGAGAAGAACTCTGTTTTCGTGCCGCCGGGCGGGATGTTGATAATCAGGTTTCGCGGGACAAGTCGCCCGGCAAGCAGATCATCAATTTTCGAAGCCATCAGGCGGTGATGCCAGTTGACCAGCAGTCGATCGCCCTGAATGAGCTCGAACCATATCCGGGTGAAGTTCAGGAATGACTTCGTGGACTTAGAACGGATGATCACGCGTTCCGGGAATGACAGGTCATCCCATTCGATAATTCCGCTCATATCAGTCCAGCCCTTCTAACCTTCCCTCCAGCTTCTGCTGGGCCTTCGCATAGTCTTCAGCGGTGTACGTCACCTGATTCAGCGGGCCGCCGTCTTTACCGGTCAGCTCGACCTTTTGCTTGTTGCTGTAGGCGTCACCAACCTCTTTTGCCGCCTGCTCCAGTAACTGAGCTGTCATGCCGAGATTTTTCATACCTTCGGCAGTCGTCGACATCCGCTGCAGGACGCGCAGGCGGTAGGCTTTGTTGGCGATCGGGATGTCGGAAATTTCGTTGAGGAAGCGGTCACGGGTGCGGTTGAAAAGGTCGACCCATTTCTGCGCCAGGCCCTTGCCGCTTATCTTCGTCGGGTCGTTTTGCTCAACCTGTTGGCGGGTAATCTGAATACCAAATTCTTTCAGGACGGACTCGACCACTTGAGAGGGGGTATCAAAGCACGCAACTGATTGAACTATGAAGGCTTTAATCTCTGGTTTTAATGCCGCCATAATTCACCATCCGTCCTAACCAGTCCTGAATTTATGCCAACTTCAGCATGCACGTCCCGCACGCTCTGGCAACATCGATATGAGCAACCTCCGCCGGCCTGTTCGCCGCATCCACCATTTCCTGCACGTCTTTGCTGGCGCCGTAACGCCGGACCACGCCAACGAATTCCTCGACGTCATGGCCGCGAAGTTTGAGCACCGGCATCCCGGTCTCTTTGTTGAACTTCGGCGCGCCATAGTCATCGGTAGCCTGGGCGATGTGGTAAAGCTCATGCTCTACCAGTGCGCAGAACTCCAGATCATTGCATTGCTCGCAGTAGTCGGCAGCCAAGGTGATGATGAACTTCGGTATGCGACCGAACCATTCATGCATCTGCTGCTCCATTCGGGCTTTCTGCCAGCCGCCGGCGCGCATCATTACCTGTTCACACTGACCCAGCACAATGCGCCCGCTTTTGGCGAATGAGCCAGAGGCCCACATAAACGCTACATCAGCATCAAGCAAGTGTGCATGGTCAGGGTTATGGATTCGTCCGTCCTCAGAGAGGATGTTCTGGTTAACCCATTCGCCGATTTCAGTGGCAGGAATCAGCCGGGTATACGGCAACCAGTTTTCGCCAGTGAAGTTGACGGGAGGGTATGGCCTGCGGTTGTCATTTTCAGCCATACAGAACAATCCTCTGGTTTACTTTGATACTTACCCGGAAATTTCGAGACCATCGAGCCTGAAAACTTATATAAAACTCTGTCAATGGCGCTTTGATGGCACCATTTGCAGAACTTTATATTTACGCCTGCTTGCCAATTACAGGGGTAATCCGGATGCACTTCTTAGTGAGCCAGCCCCATCGCAAAAGCACTGAAAGGATGAGCAGCGGCTTCATGTATGGGCGAAGCGTAATTTCCGCCATTAGGATTCCAGTGGTGCGCATATGGATTACCTCGTTGTGACATTATCGAGCCACCTCTTGAAGTGGCTCTGTAATGCGGGCTCTTATCTCAGCGCAGCCCCTTGCTGCGTGCCGGATACTCGGTTACGAGCGCCAGCTGTGAGATGAATGGGCTGACTTCTGGCCAGCCCGGCCTCTCCGGTAGTCGACAGAGCCAAATCGACAGGAGAATGAAGAGAATCAGCATGGCGCGTTACTTCTTAACGCTGTCCGGCATTACCGCACCAACAACGCCAGCCAACGCTACGCCGCCAGCGATGACGGTTTCCTGAATGCCCGGAGGCAACTGATAACCAAATACGCCAGCAACAACAAGAATGATGCCGCGCCAGGTGGACGGCTCTTTCAGTCGATTAATGAGATAGTTCATAGCTCCACTCTTTCCTTTACCCAACCATAGAGAAAATCTTCATTTGCCGCCCGAGCTTCAGCAAGCTCAAGATAGCGAGAGCCCTGGCTACAATTCAGCCCCTTCAGCAGTGTGGTTTCACCATCTTTGCCACGAACAGCGAGATAACTTTTCAGGGCGGCGATGGTGATATTGCCGATCGCGCCGTCCGGCTTCAGGTCCGGATAGAGCTTGCCCTGCATATTCAGAGCTGATAACCAGCGCTGCAGGAATGTACTGGCGACACGCGGCCCCATGTTCACGCCGGTATCACACAACTCCTGTGCAATGGCTGGCGACAACTCGGCGATGCGGTCGAACTTCGGTTCAGTCCAGTATTGCGACAGGTAAATGGCTTTGGCGGTTTCCCGCGGTAACACCTTCATATCACCTGCGTAACCATATGCGCGGGCGGTAGTCTGCGTGATACCCCAGCGCGTAGGCCCGCCTTTATCATTCGGGTTATTTACGTAACCCCCTTCTTTACCGAGGATGCCCTCGATAATCTGATCTGCTGTCATGGCGCCTTGACTCCGGTAATGCGCTCCCAGAAATAGGTCAAAGCAACAGAACCCATTGCCCCGCTAATTCCGGAAGTGGCCAGTATCATGTAAATGCTCAGTCCGCTTTCAATGCTCACCAGACCAGCAATAACGCCGGTAAACCCTGAAACCACCATTTGGGCAAGAGCATTGATCAAGCTCCATGTTGCCTTGCTCTGCTTCACATCTATCAGGTAGCGGACAAGTCCACCCCAGCAAGCAATGATCAGCAGAACCAGCCAGGACATCCCGGCAATGCTCTCTTTGTCTTGCATACGTTTAGCCATAGTTACCGCCTCCGATGAAAGATCGGGAAGCTGTGTGTTTGAAAAGGGTCAGGCCCGTCAGGCTGGATTTAACAACGAAGCATGTCGATGATGATTCCTGCGGGACCTGATAATAAAAAACCCGCTCAAGGCGGGAAGGAATACCAAGGGTAAAAAACGACGGCGCGGTAGCCGTAAGGGTCCCAAGGCAGGGGATATAGCTGTGATGGCCGGCGCTGATCTCCGGCATTCTCCACCCTTAGTCAGTCAGTTTTTCCGCTCGAGTCCGGAAGGAGATAGAAACTGTCGACGCTAAACTTACGCATCAGCCTGCGCATTCACCACAACGTAAAGAGCACTGCGGCGGAATCGAACCGCATCTGCATGAGCCGCATTTCCCAGATATGCTACTTACAATGCTCTTAACTGTTATGGGCTCCGTTTCGTGGAGCAACGACCAGGTGATCAACCTGGTACCGGTAGAGACTTATTTTAGGCCCTTCAGCCTTTGCTCAGTTCTGGTGCTGATTGACGGAATCGAACCGCCGACATCCTGCTTACAAGGCAGGCGCTCTACCTGCTGAGCTAAATCAGCAATCTGGTTCAGAGCTCTCGCGTATGAGCTTCAGCGTGTAGTGCGGCACGCATTCACTCAAGAGCCCTGACCGGATTGCGGACATAAAAAAGCCCCGGCGGATGCCGAGGCTAACTTTGCAAACTGGTGTGCGACTATCATCTTCATGCCGCCACTTAAAGTTAAGGCAGCATATCAAAGTAGACTCAAATATGACGTATTTAATCTACTTTTGCAATACTCCGCTGCGAAAATGTCGTTTTTTGTTCCGAACGTGTTTTTGTTAAGGCGAGTAATGCTTCTCGATCCAACTGACCAAACACCGCAAGCATAGCCTCCCAATGCACCGTAAACGTCTTGGACCAGTTTTTCACCTCTACACCCACCATAGCCGCAAGGTCCGCGTACTGATACTGGTCGCGCCCTGCCAGCTCGGCTTTCACATCCTGCGCCGCCAGCCAGATAAGCTGACGCAGACGCTCGACCGTTTTCTTTGCAATGCGCACGCCGGCCAACTGCTGGCTGAATTGCTCCCACGCCCACCGGGTGATCGTCTCCTGGTGCTCCCAGCGGATATTGTCGCTGTAGTTCCAGAGCAGCCAGGCTTTCTGATGCTCTTCCAGCGACAGCAACGCGCGGCGCCATGATGCCGTTGAATATTCGACAGGCAGCACCAGGGCGATTGCTGACCCTTTGGCGCGCGACTGCTTCCCGGGCACCGGCGGATTACTCGGCCGAACCATTCTACCTGTCGCCGGATCGACAACCTTCATCCGTTTACTGCTACGCGCTGTCGCCTCAAACATCGCGTTTTCCGCAAAGGCTACCAGTTGCCCTTTCGTCGCGCCGCTCAGATCGGCGGTGGCCACTATCAGCTGCTGGCGAACAAATTCCAAGTATTGAGCTGTCATGCTGTCTCTCCCCGGATCTGACAGGTGCGAATAAAGTTTTTGAGGATGCGGTAGTCAACCAGCACGGTGCCGCTGCTGCGTATAAGGCGGAGCTTTATCCAGCGGTCTCGGATGCGTTCGATAACGTCACGACTCATTTGGATGCCCTCGCCATGGCCTTAGCCATCGCTTTATACGCCCTGAGTACATATGCGTTTTTCCCGTACAGGGTGATCTGGAAGGTGAGTCCGTGAGACTCCCAGGTGTTGACCGGTGACTCGTCCAGACCAGCATCCGCAATACGCCTAGCCTTAGCCAACTGCCAAAATGGACCGGTCAGCCAGATGCGGGCGTAAGCCCCTTCGTCGCTATAGGTGATCTTCATGCGGCCTCCCGTTGTTTTATGAGCGCACGGCGTAGCGCGCTGTAATGGCGCCTGATGCCTTCCAGTTCTTCGATGGTGTATCGGTGAGGGGTGTTGTTGTTTTCGAGCGCCTCGACGCGCTCAGCGCCGATTTTCTCTACCAGAGCGATGCGGTACTGCTGCTGGTTACCTGACATTTGCACGTTGCAGTGATGACACTGCTTGTGAATGTTGTCCTCGTTGTAGCGCAGGTGCGATGCTTTACCGCGGGATCGGTAATGCCCGGCCTCCCATTGAACCGTCTCGAACGTGCCGCAGCTGATACACGGCAGATCGTGGTCTCGTTCGCGGATATAGTCGTTAACAACACGCTGGGTCATATCTTCCCAGTGTCGGAGAGGCTTCACCGCGGCCTTGCGTTTGCGCCAGACTGCGCGCTCTTTCTTCGCTTTCGCCTGAGCCTGCTTTTCGCGCTTTTTCTCCAGTTCCTGCATGGCAAATTCAGCGCCATGCTCAGGGCAGCACCAACGCTGATTTTCAAATACCGCGGTAAACTTCGCCCTACAGATTTTGCACCGGCGTTGAGTTCGGTTAAGCATGTGGCCTCCGCGCTCTCAAGCAGAGCCACTTCTTATCGACCAGACGGGCGGTATAACCTTTCAGTGTTGGGATGTCGGAAGGCTTAACTTCAACTTTGCGCTTGCGGCGAGCGGGAACGCGGAAGATGCCGCGCTCAATGACTTTCGCGAGAAGGCAGCTCATCACGCCTCCTGCTTATCGCGCAGCTGCTGGTACTCGCAACCGCTTGGGATAGTCAGGGCCAGGCCGAACTGGGCGCACCACATTTCAACCTTCACCAGAAAAATGTGCATTTCCCCGGTATCAAGGTCGGCAGTGTGGCGAGGCTCCCAGGTGGTGGTCTTCTCGCCGGTAATGAAGTCGGTGTAGGTCACCTCTTCGCAGCCTAGATAGGTCTTTTTGAGGTTGCGCTTAACCCATTCAGGGGTCGCGTCGGTACGTCCGGAGTTAATCAGGTATTCGCTGATTTCCGCGTACCACATGTGACTAAGTGCGTTCTGGCTCAGGCTGCGTTTTTCGCGCCACTCTTTGACCTGCAGGCGCAGGCATTTCCCGTCAGAGAGCTGCTCATGAAGAATCTTGCCTATAGCGCTGAAGTTGCCGCTGTGCAGTTTGATGCCGCATTGAGGGATGTTCACGCTTCACCTCCGCAGAGGCCAAACGCTGAATGCAGAAAATCGCCGGTGGCTTTCGCCATCGGTGACAGGGATTGCTGTAAGGTTTTGTGCGCCATGTGTCCCCACTTGGCGCCGGTAATTAGTGTCAGTTGCTCAGGCTGACAAGGGAATTATGACGGGCTAAATTCCAAATTGCAAAAAGAGCATAGGCTATTTTTTCTCGTTCTGGCTGGCCATCTCGATGTAACGCGGATCTGATGCTCGGGGTAACTTGATGCTCTGCTCGCGGTAGTAGCGGACGCGCTCCATGAAATATTCTCGGAGGTGCTCAGGCTGCTCTCTGGCGACCTGTTCCGCTATCACCGGCATGTTCAGGCGCTCTTTATAGGCGACGCCGGAAGCTGCGAGGTCGACGTTGACCTTATCGCGCTCTTCCTGACTTTTGGCTGCAATGTTCCACTTTGACATAGAAAAATCCCCTCTGGTGTGGAGGGGATTATATATCACTGCAGGGTTAGCTGCGCGGCTTTGCGTTCTGCGGGGGATTTAGGCATCACTAACCTCCTGCGGGGCAGCCGGCAGCGGCATCCAGTGGGTTACGTGCTCGCCGTAATAGTTCCAGAATGGGGTAAACGCTTCATCACCTTTATCTGGCACATTCCAGTAGTCGTTATTCACCCGATTGTTGAGCGTTTCGAATACCAGATATTTATAGCACCCCGGCTTATTTTCCGGCATCCGCTCGCTTACCGGAATCCATCCCGGAATAATTTCAGGAATATTTTGTGGTGCGTTTTGTGGTTGCGGGGCGGCTGCGAGCATGGCTTTAAAAATCCCCTGCACCTGCGCGCGAGTATTGCAGTCACCGCGAGAGGCATCCCAATCAATGAGACCGCCAAGTGGATTGGCTTCCTCCAGACCGGCTATGAGCATTTTCTCTGTTGCCTCCTTCGGCACCATCACGTACCCCTCCGGAATTACCGGAGAGTTGCCAGCCTGGATTATGGCGGCGCGTTTATTCCATTTATCGACGCAGACCTTCCTTGCGTCGTGGTGGCATGAGCATGGAACGTCAGCTTTTTCGAATGTCCCTACCGAGCAATACACCTCGGCACCACACTGCTTGCAGGTGATTGAGTAGTCCTGGTGTTCATGTCCGTGATATTCACTGCAGCCCCCAGCGTCCTCTTCGGGCTCTCCGCCACAGAATGGGCATTGCAATAACGTTTCTAAATTCATGACTTACCCCCGTTGAGCATGGCGGCACGGCACTGCCAATCAGCTATTGCTGTAGTATGCCGCATTGATTTATTACCGAACTCTGCGTACGCAATTGCATCAGCATCATCGGCAGCCTCTTTTGCTATTGTGAGCAGTTCGGTAATAAGACCATCATTCGGCACTACCGGCTGCTGCGCGTGGCGATAGAGCGGCGTAGAATGTAGGCCTAATATCCCCTCAGCATTGGCGATATAGCCGCCATCGGTGGTTAATTGGTCACCAGTGCGAGCGTGAACAATCCACGCCACCGGCTCGCTGTCCGCTGCCGGCTGCGCTGGCGGCATATCTGGACCTTTGCGAATGGCTTTTGCCAGCTCGATAGGGTCATCGTAAAGCCAGTCTCCTGTTTCAGGGTGATTGGCTTCTGCCAGTTGGGCGGCCCATTCCAGACCGTCTTTGTGTCCCTGCAGGTAGTCGAGAGGCAAATACCCAGACTCGCTGTCCATTGCGGCCAGCCTGAATGCAGCTAGCTCCCTGACGATTAGATTACCAAAATCAACTCCCGCAACAGCCTCGCCGCTACTGATTCTCTGAAGCAGTTCTCTGTTCTCGATGCTAAATTTGCTGGTCATTGTCTGGCTCCCCGTCCAAGTTCTGCGCAAATAAATCCTGCTATAATCGCGCCGCAGTGCCCGGCAATAAGCGCCCAAACAGGAACGTCAATCTTTGCCGCTACCATGCTTATCGGCGTAGCTCCCAAGCCGATGAATGCAATAGTGAGATAAATTTTCCAACGTTCCGCCATCATTCAGCCTCCACCTTGATGCCAGCGGCATGAGCGGCCAGGCATTTATTGAACCCTTCGTTGTTATTAGCCAGCCCCAGATTCCAGCCAGCAGTTAACCCAGCCCTATATGCACTTTCCTGCAGTTTTTCATCGGTGACGGTGCTGCATAGCATCTGTTCAAGCAGATTCATGCGGCTATTTTTGACAAAATACCCAACCACTTCGCCATCTTCAGTAACCGCCTCGTTGCTAATTTCAGCGAATAACTCTTTTCTGCTAATCATCAGAAACCTCCATGCCAGCAGAGCGAATTATAGTCATTCGTACCCTGAGAATTACACTTTGAAGTGATTCAGGGTATGCGCTTACTGGTTACGAATATTGAGCGA